GCAGCTTCGCGGCGTCGGCCTGCCCCTTCATCTGCATCGCTTCGCGCTTGATCTGCTGGTCGCTGTGCTTGAGCTTGATCTCCTCGATGCCCTTCAGGACTTCGGGCGGGGGCTGGTTCATGGCCGCCGGCGGCACGAAGAACTGCTCCGGGTTGTTCCAGCCCAGCGCCTGCAGGGCCGCGGTGTCGACGGCCTTGGCATCGTACAGCTGCGGGCTCATGCCCTGCAGCTGCTTCAAGGCCATCACCTTGATGATGCGCTGCGTGTGGCTCGCCGTGTTCGGGTCCGCCTGCGGCACCAGCGACTGCGAGTACATGTCAAGCGCGTCGCGGAAGGTCTTCTCGTCCCACGCGAAGGCCGGCTTGCGGTTGCGCTGCCAGAAGCTCTTCGGGTTCTCCTTGAAGCACTTGACGAGGAGCTGGAACTCCTCGGCCTGCGCCGCGTGCATGCGCTTGTGGACGCTGTTCAGGATCTTCTGCGCTTGCTCGATCAGCGCCAGCGTCGTGCCCACGGGCGCGTCGGCGCGGCCCTCTCCGACCTGCTGCTCGCTCGTCCCGCCCAGCCGGGATCCGGTCGTGGCGATGTTGTCGACGAGCGTCATCAGTGCGCCGCTCGGCTCCTTGTAAGGGAGCGGCATGATCGCCTGATTGAGCGGCATGCCGCCCGTCTTCACGAGGGCGCCGCCGCCCGGCGGGACGCGGAAGATGTTGGTGTTCTGGCGGCCGCCGGCGTCGCTGAACAGGAAGCCCGGGAAGTTGGCGAACATGCCCGCGTCGAGCAGCTCGCGCCACGCCGCGGTGATCGCGTTGGTCGTGTTGCCGAGGATGTGCAGGAGGCCGATGGGGTAGAAGCCGAAGCCCGGCACGAACATGTACGGGACGAACACGGGCCGCGCCTCGGGCAGCTCCGCGGTGTCCTCGTCGTAGTTGCGGACGACCGACAGGATTTGCTTCGAGCTGACGTCGATGGTCACGCGCCACGGGATTTCGAGGCCGCTCTCCTTGCCCTTCCATTTGTGCTCGAAGCCCTTGATGTTCAGCTCGCAGTAGCACTCGAAGATCTCGCGGTCGCGGTCCTCCGGGTTCAGCGCCTCAGGCTCGACGCCCTGCTGCGCCTTCTTCTCGCGCTGCGCGCTGTCGAGATCCTGCGGCAGCGGCGTCGAGAGCTGCACATCGCGATAGACGCCGAGGATTTGCAGGCGCTTCACCGTCGAGGGCCGCATCATGACGCGATGCGTCGCGCGCTTGGCGCTGCGTATGTCGGTCGCGGCCGCGTTGACGATCAGGTCCTCGGCGTCAATCGACTCGCTGACTGGCCGGTTGCGCAGCGGGCAGAAATACACCTTCTTGAACGAGAGGCCGCCGAAGCCGAGCATCAGCAGCATGCGGTCGGTGTCGGGGTAGTACTCGGTCGCGATAGCCGTCAGGTAGTGGTTGAGATCCTTCTCCAGCGCATCAGCCATCTGGTTGGTCTGGTGCGTGCCGTTGTTGTCGTCGATCCTGATCTTGACCGGGCCGTCGGTCGGCAGCATTTCGGAGCGCGCGTTCGCCTGAAAGCGCAGCACGGCTTCGAGCAGCAGCGGGTGTCGGACGCGGTTCATGCCCTCAACAGGCGCGCCCTCGGCGGAGCCGCCGATGCCCGGCACTTCGATCTTCAGGCCCAGCAGCTTGATGCCTTGCGCGCGGTCCTCGATCCAGTCCTTGCGGCTGTCGTTGTCGTCGCCGATGCCACGGATCAGCTCGTCGGCGATGCGTGACAGCTCGCCCTCGTCGATCTTGTCGACGATGTTGCCGAACCACTCGGCGTTGTCTTCGTCGGCGCTCTCCTCGACCGGCTTGCCGTCGAGGCTGATCGTGATGGAGCCGTCGTCGTGCTCGATCTGGATGACGTTGCCCTTGTCGTCGAGGTGCTCGACGTCGGCGCCCTCGGGCGCGTCCTCCACGACGATATCCTCACCCGGCGGCATCGCGTCGGGTTCAGGTTTTACTAGCCGAATGGAAGGGCTCAGACCGGGCACTAGCGCCATGCAAAAACCTCGCGGAGAATGAGAATACCACACTGTGTGCGGCTCATACTACTGACAGACTGTCAACAGTCGAACTGGGTTCGACTGTGATTTGCTGCGTGGTATGGTGCGGCCGCCGGAGCGTTGACGCGCCCCGACGACCTAGCAATCACCATGGTGGAAACATGTTGACGCCTGAACAGATACTGCGTTTTGACGCAAAGCTTGACAAGTCTCGCGGTGCCTGCGGCTGCTGGCTGTGGACGGCAACCAAGAACTCCTACGGCTACGGTCGCTGCACCATCGACAAACGCAGCCACAAAGCGCATCGCGTCGCCTACCAGCGTTACGTCGGTCCTTTGCGTAAAGGTGAGTTCACTCTGCACTTATGCGACACGCCTGCGTGCTGTAACCCTTTGCACCTCGTACGCGGCACCCATGAAGAGAACATGCGGCACATGAGAGAACGCCATCGGGGAGTGTATGGCGAAGCCAGCAATCTCGCGCGGCTGACCGACGATCAAGTCCGCGCTATTCGCGCCGACACACGCCTCCAACGAGAAATCGCCGAAACATACGGCATCAAAAGAGCGACGGTGAGCGCGATTAAAGTACGCCGAAGTTGGTCGCATATCTAAATCCCGTACAAATTTGCGGGCGGCGCGCCGCGGTGCTTGAGGCTTTCTCCAACGTCAGCGATGTGTTCTGCGCTCCTAGTTAGCAGCCCCGCGCGACGCATATAGGTCAGAGCCTGCGCGGTTGTGTCGACGATATCGTCGAATTTTACGCGGGGGAATGCAGCGCATTGCGTGATCGTCATCTCTGCCCACTGCCGGTTAGGCGCAAAGACCATACCCTCGGCAAAAATGTGCTGAATTGCGTAAACACGTGAAACTTTATCGATTGCGCCGGGATTAACAAGCTGCACGGCGAAGTCCTCGTGGCCAAAGAGGCGGCGCAACTCTTGCGCCACGCTATGTCCCGCCGCGCGATCTTCAATCAGAAGCCGGTCGACCTTCATCTCCTTGCACGACTTCTGGACGCGCATGACGAGGTCGTGCAGCTCAAGCCGCTCCTGCCACGCGTTCATCAGCATGACCTTGGGCGCCTGATTGCCGTACTCGCGCGGGTCGACGTTGACGAGGCGCTCGCCGCGGATGACCTGCTTCGAGGGCTGCGCGACGGTGTCGCTCGTGAAGATGCCCCACACGGTCAGCGCGCTGAAGTCGTTCTCCTGCTTGGTCGTGAATGCCGTGTCGAGCGAGGCCAGAACGTAATCGAACTGCGGGAAGTGCGGCGCGTCGTGCAGCTGCCACCAGTCGCGCTTGATGATGCCGCCGCCCTTCGGCTCGGGGCGCTGCTGCAGCTGGCCGGCGGCCTTCCACGGGCCCAGCCGCTTCTTCAGCACCTCGACCTGCTCCTCGGCGAAGCGTTCGGGCCACAGCAGCTCGCCCTCCTCGGTGCGGGGGTCTTCCCAGCCGATGCTGGTCACGACACTGCGCTCGGGCTCGAACTCCATGGGCAGCATGAGATGCGTCCAGCCCTCGTCGGTGTCGAGGATGTGGCCCGTGAGGTCCTCCTCGCCCAGACGCTGCTGGATGACGATGTAGGCGCCGGTGCGCGCATCATTGAGGCGGGTCGACATCGTGCCGTCCCACCACTCCTTCGTCGTCTCGATAAGCGCCTCGGAGAGGGCCTCGTTGGCGGCGTTCGGGTCGTCTACGACAATGATGTTACCGCCCTCACCTGTCACGCGCGCGTCGACGGCCGTGATCAGGCGCTCGCCGCGTTGGTTGTTCTGGAAGCGGCCCTTCGTGTTCTGGTCGCCCGTGAGCTGGAAGCGATGGCCCCACAGGCGCTGGTACCACGGGCTCTCGATCAGGCGGCGCGTCTTCACGCTGTCGCGCATCGCGAGCGACATCGCGTAGGAGGCGTGCAGCAGCGGCACCTGCGGCCCGCTGGTCGGCGAGATCTCGCGCTGCGTCCAGACCCACGCCGGGAAGCAGACGCTGACGATGCTCGACTTGCCGCACCGCGGTGGGATGTTGATGATTAGCTTGCGGATCTCGCCGTCGACGACCGCTTCGAGGTGCTCGCACATGGCCTCAAGCGGCCACCCCGGCGTGAACGGGCTCGGATCGACGTACTTCCACGCCCTCTGGACGAACTCATAGAGCGACGCCTCGCACTCGACGCGCTCGATCTCGCGCAGCGTCTCGAACGGGTTGAGGTCGGCTAGGTTCATACCCGCTTACGGCGAGTGCGCGAGGGCGTGTTGGCCTGCACGCGCTTGGTGATCTCCTCGCGCAGGTGCCAGTGGTCGTAGTGCGACTGCCGGATCTGGTCGCTGGTCACGGCTTGGCCTCAAAATACTGGGCACGGGGCCCGCAGATTTCCCGGTCGGCCTGCGGTGGGCCGAAGCGTTCGGCGTAGCAGTAACGCGGCCCCGGCGTTGTAGTCGGGCGCCCGCACATCAGGATGCCGTCGCTGTTGCGCCAGCTGTGGGCGCAGTCGGTGCAGAGGGGGGTCATTGCAGCCTCGTGTAGTCGCCGGCGTAGTAGCAGCCGTACATGATATCGGGGGCGTAGGCGTTGGCCATCAGCGCCGCGAAAATCGCGCGCTGCCCGGGGTCGCCCGAGTCAGTGACCTCTGCGTAGGCCTCGCCCGTGCCGGCCCAGCCGACCGTGATGCCCGCGCGCAAGGCGGCGCGCAGCAGCTCGGGGGCAGGCAGGACAGGCGGCTTCATGGCGCAAGCGTACATCACTCGACCGTGCGAAAACAATGCCAGAGGGCGTACTCGTCGACGTAGGCCTCGGCATCGAAGGCGCCGCGCGGCTGCGTCAGGGCCATGAACAGCGGCAACAGCAGCGCCAAATCGCTGCGCGTAGTGACCATTTCAGGCTCGAACGTGTAGGCCTTGCCGCCGATGTGAAAGTGCAGGTCGCTAACGGCTCTCATCTTCGGTCTTCCCCTTCGTTGCCTGCAGCAGGATTTGCTTGAGCTGATCTCTCTGCTCAGGCTGAAGCGCCAGCACGTCGATCCGCGTTGCCTGCGTCTCGATAGGCCCGCCGTCCTTGCCCGTGATTTCGGTGATCACCTTGTCGCCGTAGACCTTGGGCAGCACCTTGCCGAGGATCCACTTGCGCGTGTCGATGCGCAGCTTCGCACGCGAAATGTGATCGTGGTCGGGCACCATCTTGCCCTCCTCGTTCATCACGTAGTCGTCGCTGCGGTCGTCGGCGATGGTCGTCAACTCGTCGGCCCAGCGCAATGCCACGACATGTTTCGCGCGGGCATATCTCTGACCGAACCCATCGTGGTCGTCGATGATCCACTGGTAGATTGACCTGTCGATGATCCCCGTCTCCCTCGCGATCTCGGGCGTCGACATTCCGTCAGCCATCATTTGCAGGATCTGCTCCGCGACTTCGCGCGAATATGTGTTCGTGCGAGGCGACCGCCGAACCCTTTGACGACCATCGCCCCCCAGAGGCCTAGCCACACTGGCCACGCCATTGGCAGGAACAGGATCAGCCCCAGCACCGGGAGCGCGAGCATCACGGCGAGCCATCTCCAGATCACGCCCTTGCCTTGAGCAGTTCGAGCATGGCCACGACCGAGCGCGGGACGGGCGTCTCGCCGGCAAGCCACCGATACACCGTGCGGCCGCTGACGCCCGCAAGGATTGCCAGCTCGCTGTTGAGGATGTCCATCTCGTCCAGCAATCGGTTGAGGTACCGCGGGGAGAGGTCGGTTGCGATCTCAGTCATGCTGACACTCTACGCCAAAACGACAAAGAGGGCCAGCCCTTCGGCTGGCCCTCTTCATCGGCGGCAATTTCCTAGGCTGTGAGGCGCTGGTTGGCGCGGGCGGCGACCGTGATGCGGTTCGCGGTCGAGGTCTTGGTTGCCTCGGCGATCTGGGCCTCGGTCAGCCAGCCCTTCACCGTCGCGGTGTCGAGGCGGCTCGTCTCGTAGGTCGTGACCTTGAGCGCAAACTTGTCGCCCGCGATCTCGGTCGCGCCGAGGGCGAGGAGCTTCGCCTTGAGGTCGTCCACGGTCTTCTGCAGAGCCTTGAGCTGAGCGGCCGCGACGGCGTACTGGTCTACAAACTTGCTGGTCGTCATTTCCATCTCCTATTCGATGCACCCCTTATACGGGGAAGTTATCCACATGTCAAACTGTCAGTCGGCTCGTTTTCCTCGACGGGTACCGGACGATCACCCCGTCGAACGGCACGTTCCGATACGAGCGGCGCCACTTCATGTCCCCGATGACGTGCTTCCACGCGCCGTACTCGGCTGCGATCTCGCCGTACATCCGAGGATCCGCCAAGATCGCGCGCACCTCGTCATCACTGAAGACCCTGCGGCCTTCCACTGGCAGAAGGCTGTACTGGGGCCCGGGATCGCTGGGCGGGTTCTGGTAATGCACGATCTCCGGGGGTCGAGGAGCCTTCACCCTCTTCGGGGGGTGGTAGCGCGCTACTTTCCCGCTAAACCGTACGTGTCTGTACGTGTGGCGGCGTTTGATGTCCGAGATGACATGCGTCCACGTACCGTACGCGGCTGCGATCACGCCTTGTGACCGCGCGTCGGCCAAGATCGCGCGCACCTCGTCGTCACTGAAGACCCTGCGCTTCATACCATCCCCCTCTGCAGCAGTGCCGTCAGCTCGGCCTTGTGCCGCTCCTTCATCGCGCGCACTTCAGCGCGCAAGGTTTCATGCCCCGACGGCGGCGCTATCAGATTGCGGGTGACGCGCTCATGCGAGACCCGCTGCTTGATCTGGCGGACCACGCTCAAGCTGACGCCGTGCCGAGCAGCGATCTCACGTGCCGGGGAGGGGTCGAGGAAGATCTCCCTCACTGCCGCAGCGTCGGCGCGAGCGCCGCGGGGGATCTCCCCCTCATACGGAACGTGCGCGTACAGGCGCCGGGTCTTGATCTGGGCGACCATCTGATACGTCACCCCGTACGCCTTGGCGATCACATCGTAAGCCCGGGCGTCGGCCAGCAGCGCCTGCACGACTTCGGGCGGCATCTTCTGCCGGCGCAAGGCCGCGATATCGCCGGCCTCCATGACTTCCCGCGCGCCGGGGGTGCGGGCAATGATCCAAGGGTGCATATCAGTTTAGTCTCCAAGCGGTTAGAAGGGTTAAAACTCCGACCTCTGCGTCACACAGGGGCAGAAAACACCTGTTAGATAGGCGTTTTCCGGGGGCCGGCGGTAAAAACCAGACCAAACTTTTCAAGAGCCGGGCCCTTAACTGATAATGAACGAATACCCACAGTATTCAAGGCCTATACGCGTAATATATTATTTAACTTCTTCTCACGTTATTTACAGAGTTAGGTCTGGGAGAACGCCACCGCACCCGGAAAACGCCGGTTTTATTGGCTTTTCACGACCCTACATGACGCAGAGGTCAGAGTTTGCGCCCCTCGGCGGGGTCCCGTTTTTGACAGTTTGTCGTCAAAAAAGTGATTTATGTTTAGACGCCCTTTCCCTCCCTGTTTGACAGATTGTCAAAATCCGGGGTAAAACCGTCTCCTCAGACAGGAGCCGCGCCATGGACATCGAAGCCGCCCTCTCCGCCGAAGGCATCTACAACGTTGACTACGTCGAGATGAAGACCGCCCTGAACCGGACCCTTGAGAAGGCCAAGGCGGCCGCCTCGGCCGTCTACCTCGCCATCCCCTACGAGGACCGCCGCACCGACGAGCTGTCGGCGCAGTACTACGGCACGATCTACCCGCACACCCTCCCGGGCTGGCTCAAGAAGCTGCCCAAGACGGCCAGCCCGACGCACGCCGCAGCCCTCGAAGCCTACCGCGCCCTCGGCGCCTACTCCGAGATCTGCGCCAAGTTCGTCGCCGCCAAGGGCCGCGTCGTGAAGGCCCGCAAGCCCTCCACGGAACCACGCAAGACCCCGGCGCGCACCCTCGACAACACCGGCACCTGCGCCTGCTGCGGCCAGAACGTGAAGCTCGACCGTGGCCTGATCGTCGCCCACGGCTACACGATCCGCTGGGGTTTTCAGAGCGGCTCCTGCCTCGGCGTCAGCTTCGACCCCATCGAG